GGATCCTGCACATCCAGAGAACGAAGGTAAAGTACATCTTTACAAATTCGGCAAGAAGATCTTTGATAAGATTAAAGACGTTATGCAACCCCAGTACGAGGACGAGACCCCGGTTAATCCTTTTGACTTCTGGAAGGGTGCTAACTTTAAGTTGAAGATTCGTAATGTAGAAGGCTATCGTAATTACGATAAGTCTGAATTTGATGCCGTAAGTGCATTGGCTGAAGACGATAAGTTAGAAGCTGTTTGGAATAAACAGTACTCATTAGCTGAGTTTTTAGATCCAAAGAACTTTAAATCGTACGACGAATTAAAAACTAAACTCCATGCTGTACTATCAGCTGCAGGTACTGTTGCACCTAAAGCCGAAGCTACAACACTCGAAGATATGCCACGTCCAGTACCAGCAAAGCCAGCTGCTAAAGCTGTTCCTGCTGACGACGAAGACGAATCACTATCCTATTTTGCTAAACTAGCAAACGACGACTAAAATGAAATACTTTCTAATTACCCTACTTACTTGTTTTGCACTTAATGCATCAGCTGTCAATGTCAAAAAACCTTGTAAAGAAGGTCAGACAGAGGCAGACGGGTGTAGAGTATCAAAGAAAGCAGAAAAAAAGAAACCGGCTGAAAAGCCGGCTGCTAAAAAACCTCCTGCTAAAAAGTCTAATCCTAAAGATAAGAATAGCAAGAAGTAATAAAGGGGCCTTGAGCCCCTTTTCTTTAGAATGTTGTAATTCTATTTTGATAACGATCTAATGCCGAACCTTGGCTTTCTGGTCTAGGACTTGCTTTCATTGGTACATACTTAGTAGTATTGTTGCTACTAACGTTATTAGATACAACCGTATTATTAGCCCCGCCTTTACTACTAGCATCTCGTTCCATATCTTTATTTTCTGTTGAGGTCTTTGCAACTTCTGACCCCATGCTGCTTTTTAAATTACGGGCAGCCTCTACTCTGGCTTTACTTTCTTCAGGTACTGCTATTTGATGTTCTTTACCCGAAACCTTATCTGTAATTTTAGTTAATACTCCACCCTCATAAGTACCCGTAGCATTATTAGGGTCAATACCAAGCTTAGTTGCTTGATCACTAAGGTTATCCGCTTGTTTCTCTAAACTGGTTGTGTCTTGATCAAGGGAACCAAATGTTGTTCGTCGACCTCCCTCTCTTAGTGCAATCCTTGCACTTCTACCGTCACTGGGTTTAGAATTCTTTTTATCTTCAATAGCTTTGTCTAGTGAACCTAACATGTCTCTATGAGCAAGTATGCTCTGGGGACTATCAGTTGCTGGTCCTTGTTTAGCTAATTTATCCCTTTTAGCCTGTAATGCTTCTAAATCACTACCCCCACTTTCTGTAGCCTTGCTATCACTTGGTTTTTCTTTATCTCCAAAACCAAAGAAGTCTTTAACTGCCGAACCAGCTTTATGAATACCTTGTGATGCTGACTTTTCATCAAGTAACCCAAACGTTAAACCAGAGGCAACTCCGCCTAAGGTTGAGGATACTTTTTGACCTGTTGTAGCTTCTTCACCTTGTTTAAGATCAAAATTTTCATTAGTATTTTGATAACCTTGAAACCCGCTGTAAGCAGCACCTGCTACTGCAGCAGCAGGGCCTAAGAACTTAGCAGCTTTACCTAGACCGCCTAACACTTTACCACCAAGCCCTTTACCTTTGCCTAAAAAATCACTAGCAGTACTAGCAATATCTCCAAGCATGCTTCCGCCTTCAGCAGCAGGTGCTGGTGCTACTTCTGGCTCTCTTGGTTTTTGACCTTTAGCTTCTTGTTCTTTAGGGTTAGAAGGTATTAATGCATCTTTAATTGCATTGAGACTTGTTAATTGACTGGTAGCTACGGCAAGTAAAGAGGAAATAGTTTTATTATTTTCAGCTATCTCTTTACTAATTTTTTCAGAAGATGACTCTACATTATCTGCATTAGGGTTAGAAGCAGCTAATGCCTGCTCACTAACATCTCTTTCTTGTTTACTTTCTACTTTTGCTTCACGTTTATCAGTATCATCTTTTTTAACTCTAGGGTCAACAGCAGCTAATTCTTTTTGTAAGTCATTAAGTTTATTCTTTTGATCATCAGTAGGTTCAAAGCCTTGTTCTTTAAACTTATCCATCTCAGCTTTATGCTGTTCTATTTCTCCACTTTTTGCTTGAATTTTGTTAAATGCTTCTTCTGCCTCTGCCTTAGTCATGTTCATGTCAGGATTAGCTTGAACTGCTATTTTAGCAAATCTTTCTTGTTCTGGGGTATAATCAGACTTGGTACTTGCAACGTCTTTTACATAATTACCTATGCTGTTTGCTTTATTAGACACTGCAGATTTTAAAGACCCAAAGGCTTTTCTAGCAAATCCTTTAGGATCTGATATAAGGCCTTCCACTGTACCAGTAGTTGCACCTACAACCTTTTCACCAAGACCCATTACCTTATTGCCAACGCCCTTGACTCCTGCAACAGCTGACTTTAATTTTTCTGTAAATGTAAGGTTGTCAGCTTTAGGTAAAGCACCAGGAGAGGTATCACTCCTACCTGGACCCCCTCCTACCTTTTTATCTGGGGTATTGCCTTGAAGTGCTTTTTTAATTTCTTTTAAGTTATCATTTATCTCATTAAAAATCTTATCTTTGTCTTCTTCCTTTTTTAATAACTTTTCATTAAATTTATCTAAGCTTGCAGGGGAACTTTTTTCTTCTATTTTAGTAGTTGGTTCTTTATTGCCAGCTGCACTGAATAAAGTAGATGATTTTAATTCATCAATTAAACTACTATTCTTAACTGCAGTATCGTCAAGCTCTTTAAGCTTTTTTAAATACTCTGTTAAATTTTTAAAAGATTCGTTTTTTGTGGTTGCCATTTAAATTTGTGGTCTAACTACAGGTCTTCTAACTGCAGGTGTAGAGGAAGAAGTATCTAAAGGTGCTGACGCAATTGGGTTACCAATACCACCACCTATGTCACCACCAATTGGGTTACTACCGATAGGGGAACTTCCTATAGCAGGTGAACTTGAAGGTAAAGTAATACCGTTACCAGATGCTGCCCCGCCTAGTTTTTCCTGCGTTCTTCCGTATGCTGTAATACCAAGAACGGCACCCATTGCCATATGGAATAAACCAGCACCAGATAGGGTTAAAGGTTGCCATTGACGGAATGCATCATTAGCAGCATCAACCTCCCAAAATTGAACTACAGTAAACCCAATCGGAAATACTACAAAATCAAAGAAACATACGGTCATGTACATCATGGCCATCATTGGACGCCATTTTTTCGACATCCAATCTTCTTCTTTTTTCTGATCTTTTTCTTCTTTTTTATTCATATGTTCCTCGCGTTTTGTTTAAGCATTTTAAGTTTTTCGTTTTCTTGTTTAATATAATCTATTAATAACGAAACATATATTTCCCTCTCCCAAGGCATCATATTTTCAATTTCAGTTAAACTATACTTATGATGTTGCATTAAGGAAAAGTTTAACGTAAAATAATTTATCAAATTATCTTGAGAAAGGGCTAGACGAAAAAATTTTGTAATCCCTCTAGCCTGGATATATTATGCTTACCGCAATCAACGCAATCAGATTCAATTGTCTGAACAATTTTTGGTGAAGTAGTAAAAAATACCTCTAGTTTACTAAATTGATCTTTTGTTAAAGAAAAAATAAATTCCTCTAATTCTTCTTTAGTTTGATTTTTAGCATCCCAGTATTCGTCTTTACTATAAACACCTTCTATACTACCGATAACAATATCAAATACACTCTTACTTTCATCATTTGTATATACCTTTAATACATCTTCAATGTTAGGATACCTTAATACAATACCTATCTCGTCAGTAATCATTATCTTATTACTATGCTCATCCTTAACTTCAACTTTTAAATTATCTATATTAAAAGAAGTTTCAGTCTTTGCACCACAATCACAGGTAATAATTACCTCAACATTTTCACCAATTGATTTGGCTCTTAAATTCATAAAGATGTATTCAATATCAAAATGAGGTAAAGTATTGACGTCTAGAGTATTAAATGTACACACATCTATCAACTCTTTTATAATACGTGCAACCTCACTATCATCTGCTTCTGCCATTGTTAAAAGAACTTTATGCTCTTTAACTAAAAAAGGTCTATACCTTAATTTTTGTTTGTTTGATGGTAAAGTCAATTCAAAGGTTGGTGTTTCTAATTTTGGTAATGCCATAATATTTCCTATAATAAATTAAATTTAATCATGCACCTGATAATCCGCCTGCACCATAAGCCATGCCCTCGGATTCTAATCCTGCCCCAGCACTACCTAAATTACTAAATGGTGCTGGAGGCTTTGGACTTGGAACTTCATATGATGGGGTTGATATTTCTGGGACCTGTACTATTCTAGATGTAGCTACTGGTGATTTCGCTGTATCAACATTAATCCAGTATCGGTATGCAAATAAAATATTTAAACGGTGGGTCTGATTACTAGATGCATGATTTAAATCCATAATATTCATATTGCGGGGAAATGCCTCTAGTAGTTCTATTTCATGGGTAACGTTATCTTGCTCGTCTAATTGTCTAATAAAAATACTAGTTATGTAGTTCATTTGATACCCTACTGTAAAGGTAGAAGGGTTTACTATATAATGCATCCAATCTTCAAAGAATTTTCTTACCTGCATATCACGGTCAACGTGAAAAGTAAGTGCAATACCATCACCACCATAATCAGAGGTCATTGGTCTTTGGTAAGTAGGTCCAAATATTTTAAACCCTTTGGTAGCAATAGTTAAAGAAGGAATAGAGGCTTGTTCACAATATAGACTTACCAAATCTCCATCAGTTTTCATTGAGCCGGCTAATGCTGCAGGGGGTATTATAAAGACTTCAAAGCGATTAGTTCTTGCAAGACTTTTATTTCTAATTGTACTTGTAAACTTATCTAAATTAAACGAGTTGGTTGCCATTAAAATTTACCCATTGAGTCTCTCCAGATCTCTTGTTTTGAAGCCCCTACAAAGCGTTCAACTGGTAACTGGGAGGCAGTTACCCAATCGGGGTATTTTATTTTAAAAAATCTTGACTTTAAATGTTCGTAAAGGTAATGTTTAACACTGGCTTTAGCTGGTGCAAACTTGGTTGCAGAATTTAATAATTTCCAATTTAACAATAACCTTGTATCTTCCCCGTGTGTTTTATCATTAGCAAGAACACTTAATGCCCCTAACAATTTAAATCTTACTGCATAAGGAAGATAATGCAAATTTAATCCAAAAAAGCCACCGCTTATTTTTTTAAAGGGTAAAACTAAAGGAAACTTATCCCAGTAAGGTAAAGTTTCTTTAAATTTTGCATCGTAAAAAAACATGTACATTGCACCAGGTAAGATTTGATTGGTTAGTTCTGGAGCATTCGACATTAACTTATTTGGTCGCACATCTTTAAGAGTCCTAATCTGGGTCTGATACCAGTTAAGGGATTTCTGTGCATCACCTGCTTTAAGGCGAATATCGGCAAAAGGATTAGTAGAGGTAGCCATATGAATATTTATCCATTAAATACCAAGGTCCTTTTCGGTTAAAACCATGAATTTCATATTACGATCTACGCAATATTCATTAGCAGCTTTCCATTTAGATTGATTGACCCCATATTGAAATATCTCGTCTATAAATCTCTTAGTTTGCCGTTTAGGTATTTCTGGGGGCTTTGTGAATCTCTCTGGTTTTATTTCGACTAAATATTTGGTAATTATACCTTTTTTATCTTGAACTTTTATATAGAAATCA